AGGATACTTGTTGTCGTACTAGTATGTTTTCTCATAAATGTAAGACCTACATAAGCTGCTGGTGGAATTTCAATGATTCTACCGAAGTCATCAACTTGCACATAAGGTAAGAAGTATCCAACAGATGTTACACCTTTTCCTTTACCAAATGAGTATAGGAAGTTTGGATTACTATCAGGATCACCACCTTTTGCAACAAACTCAATCTGAACGTTACCAGTAGAGTCCTTGAAAGAAGGATTAACAGAGTTTTTAAACTGTCTCAAAGATGGCATGTTCAAGATACCGAATGCATCAAGACGTTCACCAATAATATCAACTAAGTTCTGTTTAGAATCCGCAGAAAGACCAAGACCAAATGAGTCAATTAGATATCTAAAATCAAACGCCTCTTTGTTGATAAGTGCTCTGTACAAGTTAGTACCTTTCTTAACAACATCAAGAATTGTATTTTGTCTTGCGTCAGTACCGTCTGGCATTGAAGCCTCACGTAATCTGAATCCTTTAAGAGATATTGCTTGATAAGATGTCACTAAATCATCAATTTTTGTAAATCTAGTAGTTTGTCTATCTGTACCAATAGTTCTTACTTTGATAGGTAAATCAGTAGATAACTCTACATAATTACCATCACCAGTCCATAATTTCTTAGAAAGAATTCTTGTAAGCTTCTTCGGCATTTCATCACTCTGTAAAGATGATGCATCATAGTCAGCTTCTAGGAAGTCTCCGACTTTAACTTCACCATATCTAGCTCTTCTAACAAGAATAACGTTTGGTTTTTCAACCCAACCAGTTGGATTTTCAATTTCCAGAGTTTGTCTATAATTTCCGATTTGAGATTTAACATAGATTGTACCATTAGTTGCAAGACCAGAGTTACCTGCTGCAAGTGTTCCAATATACGACTGATCTTCTAAAGTATAATCAGTGAAGTTTACAACAAGATTGCCACTTGTGTCTGTATAAGCTCTTAAGTATTGTGGTTTATCAGCCAATTCAACATCATTTTGTGTTTGACTGTAACCATATAATTTAGCAACATCAACTGTTTCATCAACTACTGTCTCAACAACCTCAAAAGCGTAGTAGCTAAATGTAGCTGTATCAACTGAGTTAATAGCACCACCACTTAAACTATAAAGTAAATATGCTCTACCTGAAGCTAAAGTACTATCACCGCCAGCGTTATCTGGTTCAGTTAATGAATTCTCAGCTCTTAGACCTCTATCATAAGTAGTAGTAAACACACCTTTATTAAGATCACCACCAATTAAGAATTTGTAACCTACAACATCTGAAGAGAACTCATCAGGAGCCTCAGATCCAATAAGGTCATTAATTTCAGCGAAGAACAAATCATTGTTCGCCTGATAAGTTTTAGTCTGATCAACCTTGAAAACGATGTAGTTATAACCAGCTAATGAAGCAGTTACGCCAGCACCTGGTACAAATTGTACTTCAATTTGGTCATAAATGTTATTCTGGAAGAACACATCACCAGTTGAAATATTACCTTGATCAAACTGTGTATAGAAAGATGAATATTTACCAACAACACCCATAGATGCGGTTGATCCTGATGTTAATGCAGGTAGTGTATTTTTAGTTTCAAAACCAGCGTAGTCAATCAAGAACTCATCATCAAGTTTGTAGAAAACTAATTCACCTGTTGATAGAACCGAAGACAAATCAGCTGATGATAATCCTGTACTAACTACAAATGATTTATCAAATGTTGTTCCTGTTACGAAGTTTTTGAAAGTAACTTCAGCTAAAGATTTTTTAGTCGTAGTACCCTGTGGATCTAACAACATCAATCCTTTTGCAGTATTAGCTGAATTGATGTAAGTCAACATAGTATTGAAAAGTTTGAATCTTCTATATTGCTCATAGTTAGTTAAATCTGGTGTACTATTAGTATCTTCAAATACTACTTTAAACTCACCGTCTGTTAGTGGAACAGCCGGTGTAGATGCTGTAGAGAATGTATAGTCAGTACCAAAAATAAGTGGTTTGTAAGCATCTGAACCACCACCTGATTGACTACCAACTGTTAAGTCAGTAATTGTTGGTGAGTAAGCCCCAGATACAGTTACGAAGATACCACCGAATAAACTCACAGTACCCCAACCTAACACTATGTCAGTTGTTGACACCTGTGGCTTAGTTGATGTAGCATTAGTTTTCTTAGCAACAACAGTACCTTGATTAGTAAGTACGTAAGCTACATTGTATGACTGAGTAGGAGAAGATGTTCCAACCTGTGGGAAATCTAAGTTTGAAAGCTCAATAGAATATGTTCCACTAAGTGCTATACGATTACCACCGATAACAGCATAACCATTATCAGATGTTGAATTAACACGATATTGTAAACTCAAACTTTGAGTAGCAATTGTGAATCCAGCACCATCACCAGTTGAAACACTTCCACCAATACGGTAAAAGTCATTAACATAACCTTCTGCAAACCAGTAAGTTCTGTTAGGCCACTTAATGTATGACAAGTTTGTATCATCATTTGGACCTGAAATAACCCCACCTAAAACTGTAGAACTATCATTGAATGAGTGAGTATAACTACCGATTGGATTTAACGCCCCACTTCTTGACTTTATCGCGGAGTTCGTACCAAACAAACCAGCAACATTACCTGGTCTATCAAGTACTTGGTTAGTAAATGTGACAGTTTCTGTAATTTGCTGATCATAAGATAAGAATTTAATTCTCAACTCACCATCTTCTCTAGAATCATTCTTATCTAAAGATTGATAATAAGTTTCAGTGAGTGATGGTGGATTTGAAAGTAAATTATCTGATACAAAACTGTTACCAATTAAATCAACTAACCCCTTTGGATAATCTGTCTCTATAAGATTATTATTATATGCACAGAATAATCCAGTTCTATCAGTATCTCTATTAATTATAGTTTCAATAAAAATATTTCTACCATTAAGATCTCTGAAATATGGGATCAAAGATACACCTTCGTAGTAACCTAAAGTAGTAATATTTCTATCATTTGCAAAGTTTCTAATCTCTGTCTTTTTAAGACCAGTGGATGAGAAATATTGTTGCCATCTTGGATCTTCTGATAGTGATGGGTAGTTTGACCAATCACCACCAACAACTACTACGTCAACTAAGTAATCAGACGCCAAATCTGTAGGATAAACATAAGGAGGTAATTTCTCAACCGAACCATACCACTCAAGCATAGCTCTATCAAAACCTGATACTTGAGATTTAACAACAAACACACTAATGTATCTATCTCCCAAGTTTACAAGATTAAGAAGTCTTTGTGAGTTGTCAGTATTTCCAGCAACAAGATCAATGAAAGCTTCAGTATCTCTTTTCCAGAACCCTGTAGTATCAAAGAACTTACGGAAAGAATCTATTCTTTCTGAATCATTTTTATACTGAGTCGTTGTAGATATAGATTGATATTCAACTGTATCTAGTGTATCGTCAGTTAATAAGAGGTTTACTGCATAAACAGGACCTGCCTCTAACATTTTAGAAATTGTTCTGTGGAAATAAGAACCTTTTCTCTCAAGTTGTCTGTCCAAAGAACCAAAAATCGTTTCAAGTTCGCTAAGATTACTCAATAAAACAGCCGAATTTACTGGTCCTTTTCTGGAAAAACCAACAATAAGGTTTGGTCTTGGTCCAGTAACCGGCGGGCTAGTGATAATTGACTTATCAATCTCTTCTATGAAGATTCCTGGTCTTTTGTATTTACCGATTTGAATTGCCATATTACTTATTTTTTTTTATTTTTTATAGATTATATATTAATAGAAAAAAGTCATTTTTTTCTATTTTTATATTTACTTAGAAATGTTTTCTATTCTCTTTTGCTCTTCTTTCATCTCAGTTTCAAAGTCTCTTTTTCTCTTTTGATAATTTGTTTGATCTAAACTAAGTTGCCTTTTATTCTTATTGATGTTATTATCAATCTTTTTTAAATACTCGGAATTTTTTTTAATCTTAGATTGCAAATCTAAAATATCCTCTTTATCCGATACTTCGGACAAACTATCCTTCAAATCTGAAACAGTGCGCTGAACCTCTTTTTTCTTAAGTTCATCATTTCGTAGACTTTTTTTAATCTTATTAACACGACGAGTCATTCTCATTACATACTCATATTCTTGCAAATAAGGATTACGACCCTGATCTTGTGGTCTGTTTTTATAAACTGAATTTTGTAGCTTTTGTCTCAGATCTTTATCATCGGTCGCGTTTTTAAAAATATCATCAACAACCTGTCGTTTTTGAACAAACTCCTTTAAGTCACTGTCAACTTTTTTTAAAGAATCTTTTTGTGTCTTAATAGTGTCCTTTTCTAGATCTGCGTCTGGCGCAACTTCCTTCACATCATCACTACCGACTTCTTCAGCCTCAAATAAAATCCAATTTTTAAGATATTTCATTACCTATATATTAAAGATTAATAATAAAAAAACCTGTTATGGTAACAGGTCATTTAAAAAATTTATTAATTTTGTCCACTTTATATTTGTTCTTCTTCTCATACTCATCAAGAAGATACCACAAATTTCTACAATCCCGAATTGAAGCATCATAGTGAACATTATTAATAACGAGTTCCCATTTCGGCCTTTTCAAGACTTCAATCAAAAATTTCTCACCATCAATGATTAATCCAATTGACATCTTGAAATCACCATATTCAGAAAGATTATATCTAGATGGTTTTTGAAATAATTCTATTTCTGGCCCGGACTGTCCTTTCAAAAAACTTTCAATTTTTTTAAAAACATTTTGTCCAACATCCTTATGAACTGGACCAGTAAAAAATCTTTTTATACTCTTAATAGTAGGATTGCGAGAGAAACTCTCAAATTTTTTTATCTTATTCATCGAACTCCAAGTATGTTTTTTGCAGTTACCCTATTTTTATTAAAACTAGAGAACTTTCCGATAAGGTTTGTTGAAATACCAGTATACAATTTTTTTTCTTCCTTATCAGCCAGGACTTTCAACTCCGTGATAGTTTCATTAAATTCTTCAGGTTTTACAGATGTTGCATTTGTAGCATTCTCCATATCAACATATTTAATTTTACAACCAGAACCAGATTTAAAATCACCTTCTATTTTACCATAAAATACCTTTTGAGCTGAAGTTGGTTTTGGGGACAAGTCTACCTTAGTCAAATCAAATGGATATCCACCTTCTGAAAATATAATTGTTGAAACTTTTTTTGCTTCAATAAACTCTATACAACCATAGTATACTTTTGTCTTCCCATCCTTTTTTGTAGTGAATTTTATACACATCTTATCATACTCACTACCTTCTGTCTGAAACAATTTATATAAATTTGTCTCTGTTATACCGACATCCTTAAGATTGAACCAATCACACTTAGTGACTTTAACACCTTCAGCAACTTCATTATTAGTATTTGCATCACCCCTCGAACCTCTATCCGGAAAAACGCCATTTTTATCCAATTTTAAACCAAAATATTCTTCATATACCTTGAAAAGAGCACCACCATCAGTACCACCTCTATACATCTCGTTATCATCAAGTAATTTGTTAACAAATCTCAACAACATTTTACCACCCGCCTTGATCTGATCACCTTTCTCCCCAGTAGGAGATTCAAACTCAAAAATTGTGTTTTCAGAAAACAAAGGTCTATACTTAGTGTCTGCCAATATTGAATCCACACCAGCTTGCCACTTATCAAATAGCTTTATATTTCGATAAGGACCTCCACCAGGCTTGGAAGCATCACCAGGACTACCAGAACCCATATACTCATATTCATTAAAAACAGAAAGAGAAACTTTTCCTTCTGATCTACCAGATGGAATCATACCAGGAGTGTGTAGTCTATAAGCTCTCTGAAATAATCTAATGATTGAAACTATAGGATCGGTCGTTCTGATTACGTAAGTTCCACCTGGATTTTTACTAACACCCTTCAATTCATCAATTTTTTCCTGTTCTAAACAAAGTTTATTTTGTATATCCTCGGTAAATAATTCATCAAATTTTTCTTTTATTTCATCAGTACTAACTGACTTTTCAACTATCAATGTTACAAAAGAATTATAATTTTTTATTACAGACTCACCAACCTTCTCACCTTCTTTAGGTTTAACACTCAAGTCTATTTTTAGAATTTCTTTCATACTATTAACATAATCCTCAAGTGGCTTACCTATATCCCCCATACCACCATAAAGTCCCTCACCATCAAATTGCAGGGCTCTTTTTGTGAAACGTGCTATTTTTTCAGCAACTACTACTTGCTTTTTCTTATCTGTAATAGTCTCTAAAGACTCTGTATATAACTTATCTCTTTCTTGTAAAGTAGCCTTTTTATCTCCAATCAAATATCTTTGAATTTCCTTATATAGTTCAAAAATAGTCTCTTTGGTTTTTGAATCAATAGACTTAGCAACGATATCATTGATAAATTTAGAATCAATTGATATACCCTTCTCTTTAGCGGAAACTAAAACATCCAAATCTTTCTTTAATTTAGAAAATGCTTGTGAAAGATGAGTCTCACTTGACTTTATTTCACCTCTTTTTTCAGAACCACCAACTCCGAGCTGACCCGGCTTCAAAGCTGCTTCTTCAAAAATATAGGACTCTAAAACTTCCTTAAGGATACCCTTTTCTTTTTTTCCTTTACCAAGAAAAATCTTGATACCCGATGTCAGTGGAATCTTAAACTTATTACCACCGTGTTGTTTTGGATTTTTTTTAAATTTTTCATCATATGAAGCCAATGATTTTAAATTTTTATCCCATATCTTATCAGCATCCCATTTAAACTTATTTTCGGGTTTCTTCTGAATCAACTCTATAGTGTCATTCGGCTTTGTAACATAAAAAATAGATTCAAATTCTTCAGTCTTTGAAACTTCAACACCTCTTTGACCATCTTTCTTCATGTACTGACTGAGTATCAAACTCAGTGATTTCAAATTTTTAATCAAAAGTGGATAAATCTTGACACCAGTTTTTGAATCAGGATCTACTGTAGAACCTTCATCATCTGAACCCTCTTCACCTTCATCATCTTCTATAGAATCAAATTGATTCAAGAACTCGATAAATTCGTCAATTACAGAGACAATTTCTTCTTTATCTTCAATATTACTTTTATCAACAGCATCTCTTAGATTTTTAGCCGCATTTTTAATTTCTTGCAACTCACCACCCTCATCAACCAATCTTTTCAGTTCGGAAAAAAGAGTCCAGATTTCAACAGAATTCAGATCACCTGTAGAAATATTAACCTCTGATAATTCAACCATATTATCAAAATTCTTTCTAAGACTTGATAAAAGTTTTTCTATTTTATTAGATCTGTAAGCAATTACAGATTTTCTTGCTATAGAGTTTATCAATCTACCAATCAAACTATCACCCCAATTTACTTCATTCTGGACAATAGCCTCATTTACTTTACCGTTATATTTATTGTGTTTAAGAAACTCACTTCTTTGTAACAATCGTTTAGCCATGACACTCGTTAAAAATATTTGATATATATATAAAAATTTCCAAAACTACTTTTTGTTTTTATAAAAAAATTAACTATATTTGTATAAATAAAGAAAACAAATGGAAATAGACTTCACTAAAGTAATCTGTTTAGATGTTATGAAATATAACGACGAAACAATCCTTGAATTGGCTGACTATTTTGGTCTTAACGGATCAGCTATCTGTACTAATAAAAAGAAAGGAATCAAGAAATACTATATCTACACAGAACTTGTTGATAACACCGAAGGTGTAGATCCTGTTATAGCATTTGAAGTAAATCCTAAATCTTTAGCCAATAAAACTTTCTACACCTACGAAAATCTTAAACTCAATGCGACTCTTAGTCGTAGACAAATTCAAAAATTAAAGAACCTAAAGTCATTTGATTTTATTTCTTTTAGAAAAAATAAAAACAAAGAATTGTCCGAAGAAAAATTTTTAGAAAAAGTTCAAGAAAAATCTAATATCAAAGCTAATTTAGATCTTGACTCTATTTTAGATAAAATATCTAAGTTTGGTGTAAATTCCTTAACATCAGATGAAAAAAACTTTTTAGATAATCTTTCCAACTAATAAAGATGGATATAAATATTGATGATGTAATTTGTATTGATTTGATGCCATACACAGTTCTTGAGATTCAAGAACTGTGTGAATTTTTTAATTTAGATCCAGATTCAACAATCTTTAATAAAGAAAATGGGGTAAAAAAAGTTTATCTGATACCCGACCAAATGATTGAAGTCGCGACTGAAATTAAGGATAAATCTCCATTTTCAAAAACCTACTGTACATACAATGGCCTTAAAACAGAATTTCCACTTTCAAGAAGGCAAATAAAACAATTAAAAAACCTTAAGCCGTTTGATTTTAGAAAATTTAAAAAACAACAAAGACAAGAAGCTCATAAAAATCGTATCTCACAAAATTCAAAGCCTCTTGACTTAGATACAATTCTTGATAAGATATCAATTCAAGGATTAAATTCACTCACACAAAAAGAAAAGGATTTCCTTAATGGGCTTGAAAAATAACCGGAATTAATTTCCGGTTTTTTTATGAAAAAAAACTAATCCTATCAATTCATGGTATTTTTTTAAAATATATAACATACAAGTTAATAATTTTATATGAGATACTTGGAGTTAATATTTGAAGGAAAAACCTACTCTTCTGAGTCTAAAATTGATACAATATTAGAACAGAATAATTTAGATTGGCTAATTGATGCCGAAATTGAAAACGCAAATTTAGAAATAAAAAAGAATACACTTATCTGGCACAGTGGAACTTTCTACTCAGGTCACTGGCATTATGGTATTTTTAAAAACGGAAAATTTTATGGCAATTGGAAAAATGGCATTTTTGAAAATGGTGAATTTTTAGGAAAATGGAATAGCGGAATAAATCACAATCAATAATTGATATAAAAAATAAAATTCTTTTATGAGAAGGAAAAAAATAGCTGAGATGATAGAGTACAACGTATGGTTTGATAATGTTGTAAAAATAGGTAAATACCAACATCAATATTTTTTTGAAATCGGACCATTCACAACAAATGACTTAGCTGAAGGAGTAGCAATTTTGATGAAATACGGAAAATTGAAATTTAATGAAGAAATTTGGAAAATTAAAATAGAACCCTTTGAATTATACAATATTTGTCCAGATAAAGCACTTTACTGGTTAACAGGCGGTGACTATGAATGGCAAGAAATGCACAATTATAAGAAAACGTGGCACGAATCAGCAATTGATTTTCAAGAAGAATTCGGATTGAAAATTATCAATATATTAAAATTATCAAATACACTACAAGATGTTCGAGAAATGTTTGATAGACACCTATCATTACCAACACTTTATGAATTTGCTTTAGAAAGAGAAATAATTTAAATAAAAGATAAATAAAAACCCGTCTAAATTTAGACGGGTTTTTTAATATATACATCTATGAATGCACATTTTATTGATCTGAATATCATACTTCAAACTGAGGCCAAAGCATGGATAGTTGATAAAAACTCTCCTAACACACCAATAATGAAAATGAATCTTGAAGATTTTAATCTTTTCAGATCCGGAATATTCAAAAGCCAAAATAATAGGATTCAATTTAACGGTAAGACTTTCTGGCTTTCAAATGATTTCATGAATAAAGTTAAAATAAAGTCAAAAAAATCAGGTGTGGATATATCAAATCTAGGAGTTTCGATGCAAGAATTTTTAAATCCTGAAATAATTGAAAACATAAACTTTGATTTAGATATCACGATCTTTAATAATATGATTAACACAAATGATGATATTTACATAATTTGTTCAAAAAACACAAAATCAAGATACGAAAAACAAATTGATAAATTAGAAAAAGAACTTGAAAAAATTGGTCTTAAAATAAAAAATTACTACTATATTTCAAACAATCTTTCAAATCAAAAAGTAGATCAAAAGGCACTTACCAAGTGTAAAATTATTCTTCAACACTTACTTGGACTTAAAATAGAATCAGATAAATTCACTGATCAAACTATAACAGATTACTCTCAAATAACATTTTATGACGATGATCTAACCAGCATACAAACATTAAGAAATATAAATTCTGTTTTAGAAAAATTTTTACTATCAACCGATGATACAACAAAACTTACAGTTAAAGATAAAGTTAAAAAAGATGATAATTTTCTAATAATCAAAGAATATACTCACAATAAATCTAAGAAGTTTAACGAGTATAATGTTCAACTAGAATTAACTAACGTGATAAAAAGTTTTGAAAACTGGAAGTGGAAAGAAAATTAACTTCTTTTCTTCTTCATAGCCTCAGAAATTAAATCATTTAATTTTTTACTATCAACAATTTGACCTTCTGACTCACTTTCGGATTTAGCAGTCTTGAAATTAACAGCTACTTCTCCTAAATCCTCTCTAAATCTCTTATAATAATCTTCTAATTCAGTTCTTTGAGCTGATGAAAACTTTGAATTTTCTCTGATCTCCCTAATCGTCTGATTAATTACCTCATGCATTCTAGCTGAATTATCTCCATTATCAACTTGACGAAGTTGAGTAAGTAAATTCTTTCTGGTCATTTTCTGCAAAAATAGAGTCTCAGCATAAACAAGAGCATCTTCTCTAACCTTATTTCTGATATACGGATGTGATTGAAGCTCACCAAACTCACTCAAATAAAGATCAACCAACGATTCAATAACTTCCATACCCTTCTGCGTAACAACAGTAAGATCAGAATCATAATCATACAATTCAATTTGACCTAAGTCAGGCAAATCATCTATTCTAGCTAAGTGATTTGCAATATCAAAATCGTGATTTTCTTCTTGTATCATATCAAACTCGTCACTTATACGACCAAGTTCTTTTTCTACTTTAGACATAGTACCCATAATTGTAGTATATATAGAGAAAAGATTCGTACATCAATTTTTTTAAAAATTTTAAAGGTCTATGTCAAGACAAGTTATTTGGACCACTAAAATGGTCGAGGAAGCAACAGAAAAACTAAATAATGGCTTCGTACTATCAAGAGTTGACAATCCGTTCTTTGAAAAAGTCATCGGTCTAAGAAAAGACGCCATAACATTCATGATGTCACCCGAAGAACAAGAAGAATATATCAAATGTGCTCTTGATATACACCATTTTGCGAGTACATACTGCTATATAAAGGGTGAAGAGGGTCAACCAATTATAATACCACTTCGTGACTATCAAAAAGAAATCTTAGATAACTTCTTTAATAATCGTTTTAATATACTAATGGCTAGTAGACAAATTGGTAAAACAATTTGCTCATCCATAATGATGTTACACTACGTACTGTTTAATAATAATAAAAATGTGTTAGTCACAGCAAACAAATTAGACACAGCAGTAGAGGTATTAGATAAAGTTAGGGAAATTTATCAAAGACTACCGTTTTTTCTACAACAAGGAATCGTCAACTGGAATCAGAAATTTATGGTTTTTGAAAATAAATCCAGAATTAAAGGATTCGCAACCACAAAAACATCTTCAATTGGTCAAACTGCCGACTTTCTTTATCTTGATGAGTTTGCTTACTTACCGGATAATATTGCCGATAAATTCTACAAGTCTGTATTTCCAACTGTATCAAACATTGAAAACTCAAAAATTATAATAACATCTACTCCGAACGGATTCAATCTATTTCATAAATTATTAACAGAAGCAGAAAAACCAGAAGGAGAAAAATCGTCTTATTGTGCTAAACGAGTTTACTGGTGGCAAGTACCAAAAAGATTCGCAACCTATATAAGACTAAATCAAAAGAAACTAACTGAACTAGATATACAAAAGGAAGATGTATTAGAGTACCTTAAAATTAAATATCCTAAAAATGATCACACTTTAAAATGGAACGATGAATTAAAAAAGTGGATAATTGTCACACTAAATACTCAAGATTGTACTGAAGAAAATATCCTACAAGAATCTATAAATGAAATTAGATTTTTAGAGTTTTCAGACATCACCACCTGGAAGAAAGAAACTATCAAAGATATTGGTGGTGAAGAAGCTTTTAATCAAGAATATGATCTTAGATTTATCAACTCTTCAAGAAGTTTACTTTCTGAGACTTTAATTGACCATATGACAAAAAGTAAAAAAGTCTATGAATGGGAAGAATTTGAGGAGTTCAACAAATTAAAATTCTCGTATCAAGATCTAAAATGGAATCAAGATGACTCTATATTCACCCCAATACTCAGAAAGAATTACAAAATTATCATGTCAGTTGATATTTCAGAAGGACTTGGTCAAGACTATTCAATTATAAACATATTTAAAATTAGTGAGAAATCTAGAGAGCTTATTGAATCACAAAAACACAAATATAAATCAATAGTAGATTTTTTCAAATTAGAACAAATAGGTATGTTCAGAAGTAACTTAATAAGTGTTCAACAACTTTCGGAACTTTTGTATTTAATAGCATTTGAATTTTTCAATCCAGATAACGTTAAAATAGTTTTAGAAGTAAACGCATATGGAAATGAACTTTTAGCACACTTACCAAATGTTTTCGACGGTAGAAATGACTATGGCTCATCAATCTTTTTCAGATTCAAGCATCGAGCCGATGCCTTAGAAGAAAAAATTGGACTAAAAGTTGGTGAGAATAAAAACATTTTAGTTAAAGAATACCAAGAAAGAATGGAAGATGGCTCCATAGAAATTACCAATGATACAAATATAAATGAAATAACTACTTTCATAAAACACACCACAAATGCTGGAAATGTGAGATATGCCGCTGATGGTTCCTCAAATGATGATACAGTAATGACAATTGTTGATATGTGTGCAATTTTTCAGAAAAATGACTTTAAACAAATAATTGAAGAATA